ATTTAATTATCTTAATTCCATCCAAATGGATGGTGGTGTTGAATTTCCAGTATAAGCTACGCTATAAGTTGCTCCAGCAGGAACTATAAATGAAATTCCACCTTGTCCATTAAAAGTACCTTGCCAACCGATATTCACTCCAGCAACAGTAGCAGAATAACCAAATCCATTACCAGCATTACCACTTATCATTATTGATATTGGATAAGCTGGAGCAGTATAAGTTGAACCAATACTACGACTAGAAAGTACATTTTGCCATGAAGTTCCTCCCCATCCTAATCCAGTAGGAGCTGTAATATAACCAGCGGGATTAGTAGCATTATAAGGTGTAAAACCTAATGCACTTGTCACATCAGTTGAATTAAGAACAATCGCACCTGTACGAGTATCAAAACTTGTTACCGCAGATGTAATATAACCAGCAGGATTAGTAGCATTATAAGGTGTAAAACCTAATGCACTTGTCACATCAGTTGAATTAAGAACAATCGCACCTGTACGAGAATTAAAACTTGTTACCGCAGAAGCATTAGCAAAGTAAACATTAGTGCCATCGCTCCAAGTATATTGTGATGAACCAGCAGCAATAACAACGCCTGTACCTGCCGCAGTTTTAACGGTTAAAGTATAAGCTCCTGAAGTTTTATTAGAGAAAATCCATTCACCAACTTGGCTAGGTACTATTAATGTACTATTTGCAGTTAATGTTCCTGTAATAGTAATAATTGGATAAGCCGCTTGTAATGTAGTCATAGTAACGCTTGTACTAGACATAGCTATTGATTGCAATCCTTCAAAAGCAGTAGCAACCCATCCAGCACCACCAGTATCAGGATTAGTTGTATTATTTTCAGTAGAACTCAACCAAAAACCATTAAATGAACTACTTAATATAACTGCGCCTTTAGGATAACCACCTACAGTAGTAGAAAATGCTGAATCATACGGAAAGAAACCGCCAGCTTGTTGCCATTGTGTAATTGCTGTTATTTCATTTAAGATACCATTAAAATCAGCACCGAAAGGTGGAACGCCACCTGCACTAATAGGCGTAAAAGTTAATGGTGGAAATCCATCATGCAAAGATGCTTTACCATTAGTTACCCCAATTTGAGAAGCTGTTGGAATAGTAGCGATATAACTTCCAGTAGCGGCATAAGCAAATGGCAATGGAATCTTGGTTGGTATATTAGTACTTTGCATAATTTATCCTATTAATATGTTAATGATACGCTAACGCCAGCAGGTCTAGGAAATACACCTGAATTGTTAATAATTGCAATTTGTACTGCACTTGGTACAAAAGTTAAATGATATTGAAATGACATACTACCTGAATTGATTACATAAGCATTACCATAAGGATTAATTCCATCACTTGTACTAAATTCAGCTTGTAACAAAGCATTGATAGATGGGATAGATAGATTGGATATATTAGCCGCCGCTTTAACTAAAATCAATCTACGATATTGAGCATCAGCTAAAGCATAAGTAGTAGTCAATGCTATTCCTGAACCAAATGGAGCTTGCCCAAAAGGTTGCGGACCTGTAGTCGCTGTAGGTGCGGTATAGGATTCTTCAAAACCTAAATAAGGAAGGTTAGGAGCACTTACTTGTAAATAACGAGATACACCAACAATCTGACCCCATATATCTAATCCATTTCCTACTGCCGTAGCTATATTCCAAATATTAGAATAAAAATTAGCAATATTAATAGTAGGGTCTACTGCATCATTAAATGATTGCAATAATCCTACAAGCGTAGGACTATCTACATATTGACTTAATAAGGTTTCATCCCAATTTATCATACTAATGTCACCACAATATTAGATGCAGTAATAGTTGGTAATTGGTCAATTCCTAAAGCTGCTAATAATGTAGAAGGACTTGCTGTTAAACCTAGATAAACTTCAATAACATTAACATTAGGATTGATTGCATTGATATTTGCATAATATCTACCTGAGTATGAAGTTGAATTAATCGTAACTGCTGACCCACCATCTTGACCATTAAATGAAGCAATAACAGCATTTTGTGTTAATTGAACAATATTTGATGGCAATAAAGTATTATTTTTTATTTCAACAATAAAATAAACTGGTGTGGAAGTTGGTATTAAATATGTAACTGAATAACTTGGATAAGGTGTTGGATATGTTGTATCGTAAACAGTCACAGTTGTATTTCCGTTATATGCACAACCCGGTGAATTTTTACCCCAAATAGCTTGAGCAACATCCGAACTTGTACCACCAGCTACACTCACACATACAGAATGAGCCGCTAATGAATAGCTTGTACTTCCATAACTAATAGAGCTACCTGTAGGATTATCAATAACAAAAGCTCCAATAACATTCGGAACTTGTGTTACAGCGGCATAAATAGCTTGAATTGAATTAACTGAATTCCCAGCAACACTAGCAGACCTACGAGCTTCAAAAGCCGCTCTATTTTCTACCAAATTGCCAACCGTACCTGGTGCTGGATTTGAAACTGTATTCCAACCAGCGATTGCAGTATAAATAATATTCAATGCGCCAATAGCACAAGCAATTGCACCTTGCGTTTGATTTTGGAATTGAACTGTAACATTTCCACTTGAAGGAATTGTTGCAGAAGTTGTAGACGAATATAAATATCCACTTGTATCTTGTGCTACTGAACCAACTGGAATAATTGTTCCTACAGCTCCATTACACGTACAATTTACAACTGTACCAGCACCCGGTATTCTAGTAATAAAATAAATTTCACCAATGGCATCTTGCCAAATACCTGAAGCCATTGAAGGATTAACTTGATTAGCTATATAAGCAATCTCGTTATTCTTATCGCCAATAATTGCCGTTTCAGATTGCGCTAATTGTCCTTGAGGTGTTTGAAGTGAAGGATTAACGCCACCACCAAAAGCCGTATCAATGTCAGTTTGAACTCCTGCAAGAATATCTATTTCCGCAGGTAATACTGGACTACCATTTACCCACGTTATTGCTGGAACATTAGTTGTCATAATTTACCTTTATCCGAACGCAACGTTATTAGCTACGCCATCAGTGTCAATAATTTGTATTTGACCGTTTAAAACACGATTTGTGAAAGATGTAAATGTTACTTTTGTTTCAACTACATTAGGAATAGTAAATGCAGCTTTTGTTATTTGCTGGTCAACAAATTGCAATGGAGCAAATTGACCTAGAATATTTTGCCAATAAGGTAAACCCAATGAATTATCGTACCAACATTCACCCAAAAATGTTCTTACAGCAGAAGCAACATCTTGAGCGATAGAATAAGGCGCACTTGCAAGAGCAATATTTCCATTTACATCCAATACCAAATCCCATGCACTTTGATCGAGCAATAAAGTATTTTGTATAGTAGCCATTAAGTTGGCACTCCTGTTGTACCACCACCTGTTTGAACTCCACCATGAGTATGCGTAGAGCCTACAAGATGACCATTATTGGTGAGTGTACCATTGATAGTGACATCAGCGTTAATAGTTACAGCAGTTGGTGATGTTATGGTAATTCCAGCACTATTAAATTGAACATATTGTGTGGGAGCTGAACCAATTATTGTCATAAGATAAACCATATCTGACATATCATTTTTACGAACAGAACCGGGTGCTGATACTTTACTAGAATTTTTAACTGTAGAAATATCCCTATCGCAAACAATCGCAATCCCAATATCACCAACAACAGGGTCTAAAATAATTCCGTTAGCTCCGCCTTGTATTCTCATATAAGGTACGTTATGAATAATTCCATGCGCCCAAATCTGACCTGAACCATCTACCGAACTAACCATAGGTTGAACGTTTACAGTTCCAATAGGTGAAACTCCCCCTGCATTAGTCACAGCAATTATTTGAACAGGAATTGACGTTCTAACTCCTGACAATGCAGTCTTAATGATTAATTGTAATCTACCAATTTCAGAAGCATTATCTGCTGAAACGTAATTGGTTTGATAGCTAGTTGTTTGCGACATAAGGAGGAGGTGCCAATGTTGTAGTTGTAAACCAAGCACCATCAGGAGTCAATGTGCTTATTT